TAATATGGAAGAACCAATTTTATACCTTGATTTTGAAGAGGATGACATGAATGAGGGGATGGATGCCCTATCTTTTGTTGATAGACCAGCAACTGAAATAAATTGGCAGATGTTTCAAGAAATAGAACAATCTTACAATGACTATCCAAAGGCAGCACAAGAAAATGCTTGTAGAGCTTTGAGATACAAAGACAAAAAACCCAATTTAGATTGTGGAACAAGAGTGGGTTGGTCAAGAGCAAACCAGTTGTGTGATAAAAGGTTCATCACAGTAGATACAATCGCTCGCATGGCTTCATTTAAGAGACACAGACAGAACAGAGATGTTCCTTACGACAAAGGTTGTGGTGGAATCATGTGGGATGCATGGGGCGGAACTGAAGGTATTGAGTGGGCTATTAGAAAGATGGAACAAATCAATCGTGAATTGAGAATGATGCCATTTTCCAAATATGATTTCAAAGATTTTAATGAAGAAAAAAGAATGGTTACAGCACCTGTGATGGTTGCTGAAACTAAAATTGCAAGATGGAATCCTGATTTGGGTAAATACTTTGTTAAGTTCAAACCTGAAACAATCGAGAAGATGATGAAAAAATACTTTAGGGAAAACAAAATCCATAAGGTAAATGTAAATCATGATTCCAAACAAGCCAAAGATGGTGTATACATGATGGAAAGTTATATTGTTGGAGATAGAAACAAAAGCAATTTATTCCCTGATTTACCTGAAGGCTCATGGGTTGCAACATATTATGTTGATAATGATGAGGTTTGGGATAAAATTAAATCAGGAGAATATAATGGTTTTAGTTTAGAAGGATACTTCATTGAAAAATATGAAGATGATATGATTGAAAAGGTTAAAGAGGAATTACAAGCAATTGTAGAGTCTGATGATTCAGATGAAAATAAGGAATATAAAATCAAAAAGATATTGAATATTGAATAATAAACTGAATCGCATTAAACAAAAAATAAACAAATATAATTTTAAGTGTATTATGAACAAAACAAGTCAAATTATAGCCAAAATTAAAGAGCTTTTCGCAGAAGAAAAGATGGCTATGGATTACACAGCAGCAACAGGAGAAATTATCCGTTGTATGGGTCAAGGATTAGAAGTTGGTGAACAAGTCAAACAAGTTATTGGTGGCGTTCCAACTGATTTACCTGATGGCCAATACTTACTTGACAATGGAAAATCTATCGTTGTAGCAGCAGGTGAAATTAAAGAAATTAAACAACCCGACGCTACAAGCGATAAACCCAATGAAGTATATATGGAAAAAGAAATGACTATGGGAGATTACAAAGAGAAGATGGCGGATTACAAAAACGAGATTGATTCTAAATTGGAGAACGGAACAGAGGTAAAAGTTTTATCTAAAGGTGACGCTCTTTCAGTAGGAGATATGGTTTTGGTAAAAGACGCTGAAGGAAACTTTGTAAAAGCTCCTGAAGGAAAACACGAACTTGAAGGCGGACTTACAATCTACACCGATGCTGAAGGTTTCATCAATGAATTAGAAACTGAAGAAACTGAAGACAAAGATGAGATGAAAAAAGACGAAATGGAGAACGCTGAAATGAAAACTATGTTCGAAGCAGTTTCAACTATCAAATCAATGGTTGATGAATTAAAAGCATCAATTAAAGAAATGAAAGACGAAAACACAGAATTAAAAAACAGATTTAACAAGTTTGCCGCTGAACCATCAGTACAAACAATCGCAAAAAAACCTGAAGTATTGGCTCCTGGCGCTAAGAAAGAAGACAAACTTAAGTTTTACGCACACAGATAAATAAACCTATAAAAACAATAAAAAAATGGCATTAAATGTTAATGGTCTAACGGCTTATGTAGATCAGGTGAAAATGGACCTTATCAAGAAAATGATTCTTGGTGGTCGTTCAACAAGCTTTTTAACGGTTCAGCCTGGTATCAAATCAGCAGCGAGCATAAACTTATTATCTTCTAACCTTGTAGCACAAGCAGGTGGTTGTGGATTTACTGATGCAGGTGAAACAATCCTTACTCAAAACACTTTGAATGTATGTCCTTTGAAAGTGAATGAAAGTATTTGTATCGACACATTAGAGCAATACTATACACAAGTAATGTTGCAACCTGGTTCATACGATACTGACTTCGGTTTCGAGCAAATCTATACTGAAGAGAAAGTATCACAAGTATCTTCTTTAATTGATACTTTGATCTGGCAAGGTAATACTTCAGTAACAGGTCAAACAGGTCTTTGTAATGGTTTCATTAAATTGGCTAACACAACTTACTCTGGATCTGTAGTTGACGGTAACGTATCAAATTACACTGCAATCACAGCAGCTAACATTATCTCTATCGTTGATGAGGCAATCCAAGTGATACCTACAAACATCATCGCAGAAGATGACTTATACTTATACTGTGGTTATGACTTCGCAAGATTGTATTTCACAGCCTTGAGAAACGCAAACCTTTACAACTACCCATCAGTAGAAACAGGAGCAAATGATTTCATGATTACTATTCCTTCTTCTAACGTTAAATTGGTAGCGGTTAAAGGATTAACTGGAACTAACAAGTTCTTCATCACAACTAAATCAAATGCTTATTTTGGGTGTGACCTTTTAGATGACTACGAGAACCTACAAATTTTCTACTCTATGGACTTCCAAGAAGTAAGAGTTGTAGCAAAATGGAAATCAGGTGTTAATATGGCTTTTTGGGATTACGTCGTATATTTCAAACTCTAATCTAACTTAAAAAACAAGGGGGGTGAAAGTCCCCCTTAATAAAATAAACTTAAAATAAAAAACATATATTATGGCTTTTACTTGTAATCTTACAGACGGTTACGTCTTAGGTTGTAGCTCAATAGGAGGGGTAGAGAAAGTATGGATCGGAGAATGGGTAGATAACGTACAAGTTACTCAAAATGCTTGTGGTATCATCACAGGAATCACTACAACTGGTCTTACAGTATACTCTTTTGAGCAGGACATCGAACATGCTGGTCTAGTTCAAACAGGAAACTACAGCAGAGAGAACGGAACAGTTTTCTATGAATCAACTTTATCAATCAAACTTATCGGTTTGGATTGTGAAGTAAGAAACCGTATGGTTGAGCTTGGTAGAGCACCATTATTCGCAGTAGTTAAATCTAACGCTGGTGATTACTATTTCTTAGGTTTAGAGTCATCAGGTAGAGCATCTGCTGGTGAAGCTAACTTGGGTGTATTACTTGGTGATATGAATGGTCTTTCTCAATCAATCTCTTGGAAATCTGCTAACGGAGCTTTCTTGATGGCTGGTGGTTTGATCGGAACAACTATTACAGTAGCGTAATCTACTTCAGGTCTTTTGACCTTCTTTATAGAAACCCCCCACAGAGATATGGGGGGTTTTTTGTTTTCTATACTGTGATTAACACATACAATGAAAAACAGATTGTTACAATTGCGATAATCCCTTGTAGAAGAACCATTACTTCTTTAGCGGTTTGGTCGTTGTTTTGTTGTGCTGGTTTGTTGTTTTGATTTTCCATTTTGTCTTATAGTTTTAAGTGGTTTGTTTTACAAATATACTAATTCTTTTCTGTTCTGCCAAAGGTTTTTTTAATCTCCTTTGTATTTTCCGTATTCTTTATATGCTTCAGCGGTTAAGTGAGATTTACCTGTATAAACCTTCTCTTGTTTTAAGTATGTAGCAACTTTTAAGTTGATTTCCATTAGTTCCTCAAAGCTTTTACCACGAAGTAATGGGATTATATCATCTTCAGTTGTAGAGTTCGTTACATCCATCAAATACTGATATGCCCCATCTTTGTTTTCCATTCTGTATTGGTCGTTCAACATCCCCATCGTTCCACGAATAAGGGAGTTTTTCATCATCATCATTTGTCTGTCCATGTCGTTATTGTTTCTACAAATATACAAAATTATTCTTCTTCTGCCTCAAATTCCTCTTGAATTTCTTTCCATTCATCTTTGGTACATTCTAAAATACCAAGTCCTTCGTAGTGATTTGTTGAACCCCAAATGAGAGATTGAATCATTATTCTTTGTGCGAAGAATTGTCTTTCTCCTGATTCAAATGAAGATGATTTAGATAGTTCCTCAATAAGATCTACAATTTTTAAAAATTTCTCGTGGTTTGTTGTGTTTTTCATAATGTTGTCGTTTTTAATTGTTTCTACAAATATAACTACTTTCTTTGGTTCTGCCAAAACTTTTTTAAATAATGTGATACATTTTTTTTGCTTCCAAATACGCTCTCTTTGCTTCTTGTATTGTGTCAAAACAACCTAAGTAT